GTTAGTGATTATGTAAATGATGAATTGAATCTTGCTGCTGCTCGCGGTATAGATGATATTTGTTTGAATGGTGATACCTCCAGCACTCACATAGATAGTGATGTAACTAGCGCTGCTGACCATCGCAAATCATGGGATGGGTTTAGAGATTTAACTTTGTCTGGGTCTAAAGTAGATAGTTCTGATAATGTTACTGTGGCGAATTGGCGTTTGATGTGGAGTAAACTTCAGAATGGTATTAACCAGTATGGTGACCCTGAAGATTTAGTTTGTTTGGCTGAATTGAATGGTTATTTGAAACTATTGGTTATGTCTGAAGTACTTACCTTCGATAAATTTGGTGCTCAGGCAACAGTTACTACAGGGCGGCTTACTGAAGTGTTTGGTGTACAGTTGCAGCAAACTAGTAGACAGAGAAGTGACCTTAACGCTTCTGGTGTGTATGATGGTACTACTACTACATACACTAATTTGCAAATCTATAATAAGAGGGCTTTTGTGATAGGTGATAAGCGTTCTATTACTGTTAAGTCTGAAGAAGATATCGAGACTGATAGGCTGAAGTTTGTGATTACAGCAAGAATGGTCATGATGCCGAAGTATGATACGACCACAGAGCCTATTACATCTCAGTTATACGGAATTTCAACCGCTACATAGTATGACTGGTTTTTACCTTGACAATGGACAGGATTTATGTTATAATATTAACGCACAAAAAGAATAAACCAAAATTAGGAGTAACGTTAATATTATGGGTAAATACAAAAAAGAAAAACCAAAAGTCAAGTGTGTAGTATGTGGTAATATATTTGAGCTACCTAGGCCATCATCAAAGCAAGTAGCATGTTCTAGAGCATGTGCTAATGTTATTAAGACTAGCAAAACTTATACATGTAATTGTAAAGATTGCGGTCAAGTTTTTGAAGGTAATAGCCCTAGTGCTAATTGGTGTAATGATTGCAGGCAATTTAATTGTTTAACTTGTGGTAAAGCATTTATCAGAACTAAACAGTCAACAAGATATTGTTGTCCAGAATGTTTTAATAATGATAAACAATTACGTGCTGAAATTGGTATTAAGGGTAGTAAAACTAAGCAGGAGAAGATTGCTAGTGGCACATATAAGGTAGCTAGTCGCAAAGATAAAGAATTTACTTGCCAGAATTGCAATACAATATCTATTTCAAAATCGAGTAACACTAGGTATTGTACTGATTGCAAGACTTCTATATGCACAGTCTGTGGCAAGAGTTTTCATAGAGAGCAATTTAGAGGGCAAAAAACTTGTTCATTGGAATGTCGCGGGAAGTCACAGACTAAATATAGAAAATGCAAAGTTTGCGGTAAGGAATTTGGCCCTAGAAATTCTACTAACAAATTTTGCAGTAGAGAGTGTTATAACAAGCATCAATTAGTACCAGAGAATAATCCCAACTATAGCAGTTCTTTTCACGAAGTAACCTGTGCAATTTGCGGTGAAAATAAGTTAGTAGCTAAGTGGGAAACTAAAAATTGGGTAACTTGTTCTAGAGAATGTTCTGCTGTTTGGCAAAGTATCAGGAAGCCTAAAGAAACCGCTGCTTATAGTTGCATAATGTGTAACAAGCAATTTGAAATATCACCGCCCTATTTAGCTAAAAAAAGAAAAGTTTGCTCTTCTGAATGTCTGGCTAATTTTAGAAGTAAAAACAATGCTGCTTTGAGTGCTGATGGCAAAGTCAAGTATAATAAGGGATATTATATTTCTAAAATTACTAAACAAAAAGAGCGTTACGATAGTGATTATGAGTTGAAAAGGTTTGAGCAGCTTGATAGTAACGGCATTAAGTGGACGAAAAAACATGGTATTAGAATTAGTTATTGGTGGGAAGGGCGACAAAGGCATTACGTACCTGATATTTTAGTTTACACTGATAAATTAAGATTAGAAGAAGTAAAGCCTAAGCATTTAGCTACTTATCATGAGAAAACTAAAGTCAAATTGCGTGCTGGCAAAAACTGGTGTGAGAGAAAAGGTTATGACTTTGTTATTATTACTGAAGACAATTTATTTTAAACCAAAATAGGAGAACAAATAAATTATGCCTAGATTGAAGTTTATTGAAAACAAGTTTATTCAACCTCCGTATATTAGTGTAGATGTATCATTCAGTGAATACGGCGAGGAAAAAAAAGTACCAGAG